CCACAAGTTTGGAACACACTCGGGGCCTCCGCGATGAAGCGCGGCCCCAAGCCGGCCATCATCGCCGGCCCCATCGACCTCTCCAAGCTCCCCAAGCCTGGAAGCCGGCGCGTCATCGCCTTCATCGAGACCTACCTCGTGATCCCTCGCGGCGTTGGCGCCCTCGAGCCGGTGAAGCTCCGGCCGTGGCAAAAGCGCATCATCCGCGCCATCTATGACAACCCGCGACCGTGGGCCGTCCTGGTCTCAATTTCTCGAGGGAATGGCAAGACGGCCCTTTGCGCGATGCTCGCCGTCTACGAGCTCATCGCCACCGGCGAGGAAGGGCCCCGCGTCTACGCCGTCGCCTCCGATGAACGCCAGGCCGCGCGCATCATGGACTACGCCCGACGCCTCATCCAACTCTCCCCGCGCCTAGCGGAGATTGTCACCATCTACCGCGACCGCCTCGTCGTGGAGCACACCGACGGCGAGATGCGCGCCATGCCATCGGAGGCCGCCGCCCTCGAGGGCCTGGAAGGTTCCTTCATCGTCGACGAGCTCCACGTTGTCTCAACTGAGGTTTGGGAGACCGTGGTGGGTTCCGCCGGCAAGCGACCCGGCTCCCGCATCGTTGCCATCTCCACACCGGCCAGCTCCCGCGAGGGAATCATGTGGAAGCTCGTGGAGCACGGCCGCGACGGCACCGACCCGGACTTCCGCCTTATCGAATACGCCGCGCCGGCCGGATGCGACCTCGATGACCGGCGCGCATGGAAGAAGGCGAACCCGGCACTCGGGGACTTCCTCGAGGAAGCAGCTCTCCGCGCCAACCTCAAGACGCTCCGCCCTGCCGCGTTCCGCAGATACCGCCTAGGCCAATGGGCCGGCGATGACGCCGGATGGATGTCGTGGGACGCCTGGATGGATTGCGCCACCGGTGAGTCAATCCCCGACAACGCCACCGTGGTCCTGGGATTCGACGGATCGGCATCGGGGGACTCCACCGCCCTCGTCGCCGCCACGGTCGAGGACGTCCCGCATGTGCAACTGCTCGGCATCTGGGAAAACCCAGGCGATCCCCGGTGGCGCGTCCCACGCGCGGAGGTCATCGGCGCCATCGAGGCCGCCTTCGAGCGATTCGACGTCCTCGAGCTTGCCGCCGACCCATGGGGATGGCGATCGGAGCTGGAGACCCTCGCCACCCACTATCCCGGCCGCATCCTCCAATGGCCCACCAACCTCGTCGGCCGCATGGCGCCGGCGACGGATCGCCTCTACGCCGCGGTCACCACCGGCCGACTGACCCACGCCGGCGACCGCCGCCTAGCGGAGCACATCACCAACGCCATCGCCAAAAGCACCCCGGCGGGCGACGTCATCGTCAAAGACGCGCGCCACGGCCGGCGCCGCAAGATCGACGCCGCCATCGCCGCAATCGTCGCCGTGGATCGCGCGGCGCACTACACACAAACACCAAGAAGGATCGGAGTTATCGCGTTATGAACCCACTCACCGCCCTCGAGCAGCTCGGGGCAAGCCTGGACAACGACAGGCCGCAACTCACCAAGTTCGACAGCTACTTCCACGCCAACCAGCCACTAAACGCCCTCCGCGAGGACGTCCGCCGAGCCCTCGGCAACCGACTCGCGCCGGTGTGCATCAACTGGGCCCGCATCGCCGTATGCGCCAAGGAGGAGCGCCTGGACATTGAGGGATTCCGCGCACCCTCGAGGACCGACCTCGAGCGCGAGCTTTGGCGCATCTGGCAGGCCAACGGCCTCGACGAAACCAGCTCCCAGGCCCACGTCGACGCCCTCGTGTACGGCCGCTCCTTCATCATGGTCTGGGCCGGCACCGATCCCAGGACTCCGCGGATCACCGTGGAGAGCCCGCTCCAGGTCATCACCGAAACCGACCCCGCCACCGGCCTCCTCGTCGCCGGCATCAAGCGATGGCGCGACACCGACAGGCATCAGCGTGTGGACGTCTATCTGCCGGACTACATCACCCACTTCCGCTCCAGGACCCAACAGCTTGACCCGCCGCACTACTCCATCCCCGCGACGGCCTACGAGGTCGTCGGCGAAACCGACAACCCGCTCGGTGTCGTGCCCATCGTGCCGCTAATCAATCGTCAGCGGCCTCTCAAGCCGCTCGGGGAGTCCGAGCTCGTCGACGTCGTCCCGGTCCTGGACAGCATCAACAAGGTCGCCACCGACCTCATGACCGGCTCAGAGCATTACGCCATGCCGCGTCGGTGGGTGACGGGATTCTCCTCGGCCGCCACCGGTGGCCGGTTGTCGCCGGATCAGCTTGCCGGTGTGGCAGATGCGATCCGTTCCGAGTGGGAACAAGCACGCGCGTCCAAAGTTTGGATCAGCGACAGCCCGGAGACCAAGTTCGGGCAATTCCCCGAGGCCACGTTGGACAACTTCATCGGTGCCATCCGGATGTTCACACTCCAGCTCTCCGCGATCGCAGGATTGCCACCGCACTACGTCGCATTGAGCGCCGAATCGAACCCGGCTTCCGCGGACGCAATTCGCAGCGCTGAGGCATCGCTGGTCAATCGTGCGCGCCGGCTCCAGCGGTCCTGGGGGGGAGCCTGGGAGGACGTCATGCGCTTGGCACTCACCGTCCGCGACGGCGTGCCACCGGCCGGCTTGGACGACCTCGAGGTCGTTTGGCGGTCCGCGGAGATTGTCTCCATCGCCCAGGCCGCGGACGCCGCGGTCAAGCTCCACGCCGAGGGAATCCTCGACCGCCGCGCGGTCCTCGAGGACCTTGACTACAGCCCGCAAGCCATCACCCAGATCACCAACGCCTAGGAGGAACCCATGTCCGAATCACCCACCAACGAGGCGGTCGATGACGCCGCCACCATCGAATCCACCGAGCGCGAACCAGAGTTCGATGCCACCTACGTCGCCAAGCTCCGCCAAGAAGCCGCGGACAATCGCGTCAAGGCCAAGCGTGCCGACGACCTCGCGCGCCAGGTCGTGCGCGCTATGGCCCGCGCGGATGGACGCCTCATCGACGCCGACGACCTCGCCTTCGACGTCGCCTTCATCGACGACGAGGGGATGGTGGATTCCGACCGCGTCGTGGCCGCCATCGACTCCCTCGTGGAGCGCAAGCCTCACCTCGCGGCACGACGCCCAACGACCGCGATGGCGCAAGGAGCCAGGCCCGAATCCGACGGCGCCACGCTCCTCGGGGTGCTCAATTCCCTGGGCTAATGACGACGAGGTTGGTGTCGGCCTGCTCCCGTACAATGGCAGCAGGCCAGGCGCCATCACGTCACATCCGCCAGGAGCGGCGACGTGAACCAGATCAGCACGACGCGGGCAGGCCCCGCCGGTGCGTCCCTTACCGCCTGCGCCTAATCAACTAGGAGAGCCACATGGCACTCAGCACAACCAACAGCGCCGAGCTGGTCCAGGAATTGGTCCAGCGGACGCTAGTCCAGCCCCTCGAGTCCGCGTCGGTGTTCCTCGCCGCCGGCCCTCGAATCTTCGACACCGATGGATCGCCCGTCCGCATCCCCAAGCTCAACTCCGCGGGTACGGCCACATTCATCGCCCAAGGATCAGCCATCGCCGAGGCCGACCATGACTTCGGTGAGATTGAGCTCCTCCCGAGCTCGATGAAGTCGGTGAAGGTCCTCACCCGCGTCACCAACGAGCTCCGCCGCAGCTCCGTCATCGCCCTCGATGCCGCCCTCCGGGACCGCCTCGTCACCGATGTCGCCTCGGCACTCGACCGCGCCTTCATCAACGGCACCGCCACCGGCGAACCGACCGGCATCCTGCACTACGCCGGCGTGACCGTGGCCGGCTCGGCCATCGGCACCGCGACCCCGGATCACCTCTACACCGCGATCCAGGCCGCCTACGACGCCAACGTCAACGTCGCCGCCACCCGGTGGATGATGACCCCGCGCGACTACATCGCCCTCCACAAGCTCAAGGACGGCGAGGGCCGGTACCTCATCTCCCCGAACCCTGCCAACGGCGGCGCCAGCACCCTGCTCGGCCTGCCGGTCACCGTCACCTCGCGCATCCCCGGCGGAACCAGCGGCGGAACCGCCACCGTGCTCCTCGCCGATTTCTCGCAGATCGCCGTCGCCCGCGACCAGTCGCCATCGGTCACCATCCTCGATCAGACCTATGGGGACTACGACCAGACCGCGATCCGCGTCACCGCCAGGTACGACGCCAAGCCGATGAACGCCGCGGCCGTCGTCCACCTGACGGGCATCACGACCTGGGGCACCGCCTAGGCCCCAATAAGCTCCCGGACTCTCGGCCGGGAGGGACAACAAGTGGGTTCACCCCGCCAAGCCGCCTAGGCTCACCACCCGCGAGGGTGGCGCGGCAAGGCACGAGGCCCCCGGCGACAGGTACCGCCGGGGGTCTCGCCTTGCCTATGCTGGTCCTCGTCCTAGAGCGTCCAGAGCGATGTCGACAGAGCATCGGATTCGGCAATTTTCGCTCGGATTCCATGGGGGAAAGCACAGCGTTGGCCCCATGCGGACTCATAATCCGTCAGGTCGTGGGTTCGAGCCCCACCCGCCCCACCTAGCCAGTATTTGCAAGGCTTTTTCGGCATCGAACACACCGCCGAATCGGTGCACAGCGCTCAGTCAGCAACGGATGTTACACTTCACCCATGGCTACCGCGCGGGACTACGCCGACGAATGGGACGACCTGGAGCAGGTCCTCGACGACTGGAAGGTCGCCCTCCGCGGCGCCAACAAGGCGCCCCGGACGGTGCACAGCTACCTCGAATCCGGCCGGCGCATCCATGCCTATCTCGTCGACACCGGCCAACCCACCGACCTCCCATCCATCACCCCGGCGGTCCTGCGGACCTACTTCGAGCACGAGCTCGGCCGCGGCCTGTCCGCCAACACCGTCGCCCGCGACTACCGCCACCTCCGACAGCTATTCCGCTACGCCGTGATGAACGAGCTCCTCGAGGCCAATCCGCTGGACAAGGTCTCACCCATCGAGACTCCCGAGACCCCGGTGCCTGTCATCACCGACCCACAGCTCAAGGCCCTCCTCGACACATGCAAGTCCAAGAGTTTCCTCGACCGGCGCGACGAGGCCATCATCCGCGTCCTGCTGGACTGTGGCCTGCGCTTGTCCGAGCTCCTTGGGATGAGCCTTGATGATGTCGACCTCGAGACCCACATCCTCACCGTCCTGGGCAAGGGCCGGCGGCTCCGAGGAGTGCACTACGGCGACAAGACTTCCACGGCCATCAAGGCCTACCTCCGCGTGCGCCGACATCACAAGTACCACGAGGCGGACTCCTTGTGGATCGGCGACCGTGGCCCTCTCAAGATGAGCGGCGTCCAACAGATGCTCAAGCGCCGCGCACTCGAGGCCGGCATCCCGCCCATCCACCCGCACCAACTCCGCCACACGTTCGCCCACCGATGGATGATGGCCGGCGGCAACGAAACCGACCTCATGCGCCTGGCCGGGTGGCAATCCCGCCAGATGGTCGAGCGCTACGGCCGGTCCGCCGCGGACGAGCGTGCCCAGGAATCCCACCGCCGCCTGGCCCTCGGTGACACGCTATGAAGCGCGAGGACAAGCGCTGCCCCGACTGCAACACCGTCTACCTCACCCTCGAGTACGGCGACGGCCGCATCACCGCCACCCACTACTCCGGGCACAAGTTGGCCCACAGCGACGGCAACGGCAACACATCCACCCACGCCATCCACCGACGCGCGCACACCATCGACGTCGTCGACGAGCTCCGCGACGGAGGCCTGCCCAGCATCGCGGTCGAGTGCCGATGCCGCGTCCGCCACATCAACCTCCACGACGCCATCGGCGAGCTCTACCGCCGATAAAAGCGCCACTTGCGCCGGCAATTTCTTTCCGTCACACTTGGCCTACTGGCCGGACGACGCGCCTAGGCGCGAACCGACACCGGGCCCATGGCCTGGATTCCCCGCCTTCCCAGAGGCTCCACCTCGTTATGCCCCTGGGAGAGCCACCCAATGTCCGAACCCATCGGCGATCGCGCCATCATCGCCAAAGTCGCCGCCCACACTCGATGGGCCAACACCGTCGACCGAACCGCCGCCACCGCCAAAGCCCGCAAAGCCTTTGCGGACCGATTCGAGCGCGAGGTCGACCCTGACGGCGTCCTCGACCCCCTCGAGCGCGCCAAGCGCGCCACCAGCGCACGCCGCGCCCACTTCCAACGCCTGGCCCTCAAGTCCGCACAAGCGCGCAGGAGCCGGCGATGACCATCACCGATCCCCTCGAGCTCGCCTCCCAACTCATCGCCCACGGCGTCCCCGTCGTCGTCTGCAAGCCGGCCCGCGGATACAAGCCCGGCGACCCCACCGACCTCATCCCACCCAAGGCCTGGAGCTCCATCACCGCCGCGGAGTGCAACCTCAGCTCGTATCGCCCCGGCAAGAATGCCCTCGCCCTGGTCGGAGGCCACGGTGTCGACCTCGTCGATGTTGACGCCAAAGTCGGCGCGCACATCAACCAGCTCCCCGAGTTCACCCGATTCGGCCTCACCCGCACACCATCCGGCGGATGGCATCTATGGGTGCCTTCCACCGGCATCAAGAAGATGACGCCGCTCATCGTCGACGGGCGCCCGGTGGGCGACTACGTCGGCGGCAATTCCGCCGGCGCCGGCCGACTCCTGGGATACCTCCCCGGAAGCAGGCGCCAGAAGTATCCCGGCGCCAACTACACCATCGAGGAACCCATCGACCTCGATGCGCTTTTCGACTCCGACCCCGACTCCGACCTGGTCGCCATGCTCCTGGCCTCCGGGGGCACCCGCGACGGCGACCCAAGCTCCCAGGCCGTCACCGACGCCGTCGTCAAGGAGTTCCTCGAGCGCCACCGACACCCTTACGCCGCCATCTGTGACTACGGCCGCGCCACCATGACCGGCATCCTGCGGGCCGGCGACGCCGCCGCGTCGGGGGGACGACATGGATGGGCCGTCCAATCCGCCACCCGGCTCGTGGAGCTCATGCGCGCCGGATGCGCCAACGCCGACGACTACGACCAGCTCGTCGCCAAACTCGCACAGATCAAGCCCGAGGGTGGCACCGACCTCGAGGACGTCATGCGATGGGCCATCCCCAACGCCAAGGGTGAGTCCGGATGCCGCATCCACAAGGCATCCCCGGACGGGTTGGACGGGTTGGACGCTTCCCTGGAAGGGGCACCCATCGACGAGCTCCTCGATCGCGTCCTCGGATTCGCCATGGATCACATCGCCTTCCCTAGCAACGAGGCCGCCTTAGCGTTCACCGTCTGGGTCGCGCATACGCACCTGCTGGAGCACTTCGACAGCACGCCCAGGCTTGCCATCGTTGCCCCCGAGAAGCAATCCGGAAAGACGCGCACCCTCGAGGTCGCCGAATCCCTCATCCCCAATCCGCTGAGGTCCTCGTCGACAACCACGGCGGTCCTGTTCCGCCTCATCGAATCCTCGCACCGGCCCACCGTCCTCATCGACGAGGCGGACGCCATCTGGGCAGAACGCGGCGCCAACGAGGAGCTCCGGGCCCTGCTCAATGCCGGCCACCGCCGCGGATCAGACGCGCATCGGATGGTCGGCGAGGGCGCCGCCATGAAGGCCAAGCGATTCTCCACATTCGCGGCCGTCGCCCTGGCCGGCATCGGCGACCTCCCCGACACCCTCATGGACCGCTCCGTCGTCATCCGCATGAAGCGGCGATCGCCGGGGGAGAAGGTCGCGCGATGGCGATTCGCCACCAGCTACCCGCAAGGGCAACAACTCCAACGCGCGCTCGCAGCATGGGCCCAGTCCCTCGAGGACGTCCCCATGCCCGACGACCTCGAGGATGTCGCCGACCGCGTCGCCGACGTCTGGGAACCGCTATTCGCCGTCGCCGACCTCGCCGGTGGGGCCTGGCCCGACCTCATCCGCGACGCCTGCCGCGTCCTAACCAGCGACCAGCCATCCGAACCGAGCTTGCGCCAACGCCTCCTCGCCGACCTCCGCGACATCTGGCCGGCCGGGGAGAGTTTCGCCGCCACCACCATCCTCCTGGGCAACCTCGCCAACATCGAGGACGCGCCATGGGGCGCCGATGGCATCTACGGCGATAACGGCATCACCTCGCGCAAGCTCGCCTTCCACCTCCGCCACTACGGCATCCGCTCCACCCACGACGCCACCAAGGCCATCCGCGGATACCAACGCAGCGACCTCGAGGACGCCTGGACCAGATACCTCACCCCTTCCCAGGAACCGTCCAACCCGTCCAACCCGTCCGGACAACTCCAGCTCGGAGGTGCCGCTTGACCAGCCTCCAGCTCGTCCCCATCACCCGCGTCGACATCGGCGTCCGCGTCATCGCCAACGAATCCGCCAGGCGACTCGAGCGCCTCGGCCGAGGCCCGCGCAT